GGGGTGGGGATAAGGAGGTAGGACGATGGACGCCATTGAGCAGATCACGCTACACCAGACGGCCCCACAGATGCTCATAATCTGCTCTTGGTGCCACAAGGTGATCGGAGTCAAGCCAGGCCCGGATGGGATGATCACTCACACGATCTGCCCGGAATGCGAACGGAAAATGATGGAGGAATGAGGGTAACCCACCCCCGGCCCGGGCCGGCGGGGGACTCGCGATCCCCGGTGGGTGTCACGAAAGGAAGGGACGGCATGGAACACGAACAGCGCGTCACGGTGGCCCTGAAAATCGCTTACCAATACGGTCAGATTGATGGTGCCCACCACAAGGCCTGGGTGTTGGATCAGATGGTGCGTGTCCTTTGTGGCAGCGAAGCGGAGTACAATGACTGGGTGAGGCTTTACCAGGAAGGCGAGGACGGTCCAGAAACATACGAATGGGATGTTGGCATTCCCGGATAGTGGTGAAAGGAAGGGACGGCATGGACAAGGACATCACGATAGGCGATAAGTACGGCCCGGCCATGGAAATCGACGATCAAGATGAGGCGGATCGGTATTTTGAAAAATGCGTTCAGCACACCCTATCCTTTGGATATAAAGATTACGATAGGGCCAAAGCGGAACAGATCGAACGCTCTAACCTGGGGTATTACGCCGGGTACTACAGCCACAAAGTCAGGGAGCGCGTTGAGCGGCTGTTTCGATGCACACACCCCATTTTCGGCAGTGCATCAAATGGCCCGCCCACAGACAGAGAAGCCTTTGAGGTTGGGCAAAAACGGGCCAAGAAGGCCCGGCACTAGTGAAAGGAAGGGACGGCATGGAACAGAGCAAGCTACCAGATCAGTTGAAAGAGCAAACCATCGATGAAATGCCACAGGGCGTCTTTTTCACAGTGCCGTGGGCGATGTTCGCAGACAAGGATGGGCGCATGTGGATCAATGGAAAGTACACCTACGACCGCCGACCCCGGGGCACCGTGCAGCTCAAGATCACGAGGGAACCCAAAAGCGGACACATCCTTGTGGATAAAAACTCTATCGGGGACCACCGGTACAGTCGAAGCGGTGACACGTTTGTCGGTGGTGCATCTTGGTTGCCGGTCACCCTCGTTAAGGATTTGTAACCGTGGTACGGGTAGTTGAACGGGGCAGGGTGGTGGCGGAGGGGTTGCCTTGGTTGGAGGAACGGTAGTCACTTTGCAGGAACCACCGGACCGTGCGGAATCGGCAGGATATGCCCCCCGGTGGGTTCCCGGCCCTTGCCGGTAAGCTCCATGTCCTGATAGGCCGGGCAGTGCTCTTGGTGAATTCTTATTGATTCAATCAGTTTCTCCGCAGTCGGAAGGCCGTCAACCTTCGCCTCAATTCTCGCCAGCCTTCCGGCCAGGTGCCACACACCACCGATTAATGCCAGAACCAACACCACGCCAACACTAACCACAGCCGCCGCCATCAGAACACCTTTTTGATCCAGCGCAACGATTTTGCACGGCGGCACGAGTAGCGCCATTTCCGCGGCCGACGCCTGAGCAAAATGCCAGTTCGGTAACAGTGATGGGCCACCCAATACTTGGATGCCTTCGAGTACCGGGGCCCGGCCTTGTACGAATTGAACACGCACCGCTTGAGCTTCCACGGTTGGCCGGTGCCCAGAAATTTCTTGCACGGGTGCCCGGTTCGGTAGTTTGTCAATTCCCGGGCCGAGTATCGAAAGGAAAGATATGTGGACGCGGCCAACCGGTTGCACAACTCCCGCGCCCGCCGGGTGCGCCCGTGGTAGATCGTCACCCGCACACCGGAGATCCCGCAGTCCCAGCCGCGCTTGGTGGGCTTCCCGTTTTCCGCGATCAAGTGTTCCCTGAAGTCGCTTTCAACGGCCGCCAACGCCAGCAGGTCCACCGGGGCCAGCCACCGGTACTCAGGTTCCTCGGTAACGTCAACCGCCTCCGATGCCAGCCGGTGGGCCGTGTGCCAGGATATCGGCCGGGGGGCGAGGGCACGCACGCCCGCCGCCAACCGGTGAACCTGCGGCGAGGGTACGGCCTGTCCTTCCAGGAATAGGATTACTGTCAGTATGTAGCCTAACATTTTCACTCTGGGGGCTTCACTGGCTTCGGGATTTCAACCGCTGGCCGGGTTGGGTCTACGTGCTGTTCCAACCAGCGCACAACGAAACCCAGAGCGCCAACCAAGAACACGTCAATGGTGGACGCGATATTCACCACCTTCGAGCTGAACACTTCGGCCGCGGATAGCCCGAAAAACAGAGCCGGTAGGAAGGTCAGGATCCCGGCAACCAATGTCAGGACGGCCGACCACTTTGCGTATTTTTTCTTCTGTTCGTCTGTCAGTTTCATGCGCTCGCCTTTGTGCTTTCGTGGCCAAATGGAATCGTTCCCTCGACCAACGTGTTTACCAAACCGTCTTTCAAGACCTGCACGTCATAGTACATGGCACCAAACGCCGCCCAGGTCTTGCATTCTGCCGCTTTGATCCAAAACCAGATGTTTCCTTCATCTGCCGTTGGGTGATCGGTTTTGATCTGCGTTGCATCATCCACCGTGTTCACCTGAAAAACAGCCTCCGTGTCGTCGTCACTGTAGTTTCTCTTGATGGTGAACCACGCCTTTGTCACTCCGGCCCAGTCGTAGTAGTCACCCGTGATCCTATCCGTGAGGATGAAAAAAAACCTGTTGTCGTCACCTTCGACGAAATCACCTTTTTTGAAATTGTGAGTTGTAGCACCCATTATCCCACCTCAACCGCAACACTCAGCGGATTTGGAACCAGTGAAACCTCGGCCTCAACGCCAATCAACGTGTGCACCACCGCGCCGCCTTCGTACAGAAGCACCGGCCGCACTTCCCGGGGTGGGCCCACGTCCGCCGAATGGATGTTGACCGGCGTTGGGTCACCAACTCCGCCCGGGTTGCCCTTGGCTGGTGCGAATGATGTTGGCCAGCCAGAACACATGGCATGCTCAAATTTCAGGGTGTCGCCCGCAGCAAACGCCGGCCAGGCCGCAAGGCCGTCTACTACCTGATTAAGCGCCTGCAATTGCCGTGTACCCGTGCGCCATTCGGACCACGGACCGGGGATCCCGGTTGCGACGGGAATAACCTGAAATCGCACCTTGTGCTTTCCCGGTGAATCGGAAAACATGTAGTTGCTCGCGGCGGCATCGATCCCGATTTCAAGCCGCTTCGGGGTTCCACCTGGAACCTCTTCGGGCGGGATCGTGTAGGTAACCGTTGCCGTACCCATCGGGGTGAACACGAGACCACACGTATTGTCGAAACTGGCCCCGGGGTTTTCGTCCTCTATGTCTTGGTTGTGCATGTTGTAAGACACGAGCCATGGTTGTCCGGCGATCTCGATAAATTTGTGTGAAAAAAGCCATGCGCTGGCGTTGCCAATTGCTCGACGGTCACCTGCTTGGGCAACCGACCGATGGCAGTGTTCGGAAGTTCCAAAGTCGTAGGAATGTAGATACATTTCGCCATAGATGGTTGCTCGGTTGCACGACCACCACGCCATGTCTGGCAGGCCAACGAGCGCCCGTTCAGAGTCGTGTAGCGAAACCATACGGTTTCGATCAACGTACCCCGCCCCTTGGTTGCGATCATGAAACGGAATGCTAGTAGTAAGTGATAGGGTACTTAAAAAAACCACGTCACCTTTTGCCCAAGCTGCGGGATCCGTATCGTCGTAAACCGCAAGCTGCCCCAATCCAACGGAAGCAAACTGCGACCCAACCGGTTTGTTTGCATCGTCGAACCCAGCAAGCAAAAACTGATACATGTTATTGTATACAGGCGACGGCTCAAACGCTCCCAACACCGACCCGTCCGTTGCGTCCAACGTAATTACCTGCCCCGCATTGTGCGAACATAGATAGAGTTTATTTGTTGCAGTACACAGGCTGGGATAGTACCAGTTGGTCAACTGGCCAGCGGTGAAGCCACCGTAACGCACCACAACCGGAGACAGCCACTCAGCGTTGACGTTTGTAAACGGCCAACTTGAACACAACCACTTGCCCACCACGGGGGTGTACGTGCCGGGGGTAACGTCGTAGGTGCAGATAATAACCGAACCATCCGAGGGATCGTAAAGACAGTTGCCCCAGTAGATCCAGGCATCACCAGCAAGTCCCATGTTCGCCATGGTCTGGCTGGACTCCGGTGTCAGGTTTGCCGCCGCGTCGATTGCGTACCGGTGAATTTTGTCATCCGTCGTGTTGAGCAAATAAAAATAGCCGCCGTGGCAGAAGTAGCCCGAAGGAAAGGTTTGAATCCCGGCCGGTGCGGCGAGGCCGTACACGTCCCAGCCACCCGCGAAACCGGGGCTGATATCAAGCATACCCACACCGCCGCCGGTGTCCTGCGTTCCGGAATGTGCGAGCGCCCCAGCGGAATACAAATCCAGTTCAACAAGGGCCATTAGTCCGCAATCTCCTCTGCCCGATCAGCCAACCCGATCAACCATTCGGCCGCCTGCATCACCAGATCTTCGGGAAGGTCCAGGTGCGTCCGGTAGTGTTTCGCGATCGCCGGGGTGACCGTAGCCTTCAGCGCGATCGTCGCAGCGACAAAAGCGTCCTGCTCCCCCTGCGGTGCCGGATACCGGACGGGCTCCACAGGTTCCGGGGTGGGCCAGATGTAATTCGGTTGCCACGCGGTCCCGGGTATGCTGTCGCCGGGTTTTTTGCCCAGCTTGGCCAGATACCTGAAGATCGCCTTGTCCAACGGCACGGGCACCCACTCACCGGTTGCCGCTTCGATGGCGTCCGGATCGTGAACCACGAACCCCGGCGCCCGGGGATGCAGGGTGGGCTCATATTCAATGCGGCGCCCGCCGTTCCACTCGTGGTACCGGCACCGTGTTACGTATCTGCCCTGAATCATCAGCTACTCCAGGATCTCGCCCAGGATTTCCTTTTCCTTCTTTTCGGCGGCGGTGTCCGTGACCAGCGATCGCTTTGCCAGTTCGGCCCGCACCTTCGTTTCATCTTCCCCGAGCGCATCCGCGATGGGTTTCAGGATCATCCCGAGGATTTGCAAAACCAGTTGGACGGTTTTCATTTGCACACCAGCCCTTCCACGCTCCCGATGAGCGCCATGAGTGACTTGTACTTTTCCGGCATCAATTCCCGCCACTGCTTGAGTGCCGTAACGAGAGCGCACGCCCCGGGCTTCAACGCCGCGAGCCAGTTGGTTTTCTTTTTGCCGGCCTGCTTTGCCGTCTCCAAAACACCGAACGCGGAGGCCAGCGCAGTGTTGACGGATGGCTTGACGTACAAGCGCCAGACCTTCAGCGCCTCCAGGCACTTGGCAACACAGGCGGTGTACTCCTTGGTTTTGATGGCGTGCTTGGACTTGCACTCTTGCCGTTTTGCCTCGCAGGCGGCGGCCAGGGCTTGGCTTGTGGCATCGCCTGCGTTCCGCACGACCAAGACGCAGCGATACCCGATACCAAGTTTTGAACACGCGCCAACATGGCCAAGCAGAAAGATAAACAGCACCAGCGCCAGAACGGACCAGATGAACCGGGTGAAACGGGATTGTTGATGATTCATGCTTTTGCCTTTCAAAAAGTGGCCCCCGTTTTTTGGCCAGGCTGCACCAAAGGAGGGGTAGGGGGCCATATTAGATCCCCTCACTTATCGGAACGGCCAAGTTAAAGAACGGCCGCCGGTTGTCATCCGTGCTGTTCGTTCTGAGAAACAATCTAGACGGCCCACCGCGCCAGATGCGCTTGACGTTGTTGGCGGAGTACCCGACGCAACTCAACCCGTCACATCCCCTGATGTCAAATCCGGTGAAGGAAAACAGAAGTTGGCCAGTGTGTTTGTCCAGGCAAAACCCGTCCGGGTTGACATCGAGTAACCACAGATAGCGATCGTCTACAGTGCAGACCTTCATGTCAGTGGCCAACGCAGAAGTTGGAACATCACCCAGCCAAACCATTTCACCAGTCTCGGCGTTGAAGCAAGCAACGTTTACATCGCCACCAGCAACCAGAGCGGTTCGATCAAGCACAACATAAACAAAATCGCCATCGGTACAGATCCAGTACGGATCCGCATTGGCAGACAACACGGTTGAAAACCACGTCTGATTATTCCAATCCTCAGTCCGCGTTGACAAGTTCACCGCCCGGACTACCGGGTAACCAGTTGCACCAGTCGCCACCGTGTAAACCCGCTTGTTTCCGATGGCGAGGCGGACAACTGTTTGTGTGTTGGCAAACGTCCCGGTCTTGTTCAGGGTAGACGCAACGCCGTTGTAGAAGTGCACCGTCGAGCCCTGGGCCACCACGAGATAAACACCGTTGGCATCGAGGCACGTGCAGTCCGGCGCGACAATCGACGCGCTATCACGTTTGGCACCGGTGGAAGGTGTCAACAGAAACACCTCATCCCCGGGGTCCTGGGCACCGATGAGCGCGTAAACGTTCAGGCCGTCGGCGGCGAGATCGATGATGTTCTTTCCGCTGGACGGCTGATAGCTCCACTCATCGGTCAGGCTCTCCGGATCAGTGGCATAGACGTAATCAGTCTGGCCGTAGTAAATTCGTTGGCCGTCGGTGGCCAATGCCAGCACGGGCGTTGCGCCGCCGGTTCCCTCGGTGGTGAAACACGTCCCACCGCGATCGTTCCAACCGCCAACCGGTGCATGAATCCGAAAAATGAATGAGTCCGTCACCTCGTTGATGGCCTCGGCCAGTGCGGAAAACTCACGTGGCACCACGATCCCGAGGTAGCGCAACCCATTTCCGAACCGCTGTAGGATGTCGTTCCAGTTGTCGTTTGTCGGGATCTCATCGTCATCATAGCCAACCTGCCGAAGTCCGGCCGCCGGTTGTGTGACCCCGTGTTCTCCCGGGCCTTGTGCCCAGTCGTAATCCGTCCATGAAGGATATGATCCGTCCGGGTATGTGTTCTCTCTTTCAGCCACTTCAGTCTCCTATCTGGGCAATAAGTTTCCCCAGCTTGCCTTGGTCGAAACCCGGGCCGTTGTCGAATCTGAAAGAATCCGTGATCCCTTCAACGCAGTGGGCCGACACCCCGGCTGCAAGAATCTTATCAAGGATACTCTGGATCAATGTCTGGATGTCCGCCGACGAATGCGCCGACTTCTCCCATTCAAAAGAACAATGCGCCATCCCGGACCATCTGTAATGAACCGGAGCGCCGACAATCTGTGAAATGATGTAGGTCGCCGTTACTGCGTCCCCGTGCGTTTGGTTGATTACGATTGCGACCTTGATCATTGCCCGGTAATCGTCGTCACTAAGACCCATCCGGGGCCATCCAACAATCTTGCCTTCAATGTCGAGTTGCACTCCTACGGCCGTGTCAAGGGTGCATTCGTCGTAAAGTTCATGGAACAGGTTTTCAAGGCTTTGGATCTCTGCGCTGAAGATGCTGATCAACTCTTGCAGTCGTGCCGAATTCCTGAACTGGGAAAGCAGATTGCCCACGGCCTGTGCTGCGTGATCCGTTATTTTAGCGGGCATCGTCATGTTGACGTCACCGTGATCCGCGTTGAGTCAAATCGTGCAATCTCAGTCAGGGCGATTGGAATAGGATCGGTATCACCGGCACCCGGAGCACCGCCGATCTTCGCCGTGACCGTGATCGCTGATATTCCTGCCACCATGTCATCCGGATCTTTTAATACGTAAGCCTCAAAGAAGTCCGGTTCCACGTCATCGCCAGGGTTGTGCGTATTTCCGAAAGCAAGCAATGCGGCCTTGACCAGATCGTCTCCGTCGGTCGGGTAGCCGGTTTTTTCCGTCACCTCGGCATGTAGGTAAACTTCTTGCTCATCGGCGTACTGAAACCGCATTACCTGGGTTTGCCCCTGATCATCAGTGATGTTGTATTCCTGATCACCATTTGGGTCTCCGGCCGTTGCCACACACGGCCAAAGTGCCTCCGCAACTGTCGGCCCGTCCAACCCTGTGGGCCATAGCACCACCATGAAACCCTTACCCCGGATCCCGTTGGCGTCAGTTACGGATGTCCGATTGCTGATGCAAGTGGCGTGTGTCACTCCGGCAAGTGCTTCCATCTTTGCGCGGATCGCCGGGTCCGTGCAATTGCCTCCGAGCGCAAAAGAACCTTCACGCCGATCCCGAAATTCCTGATCGGTTTCGTCGTTGGTGCCGAGTGTGGCGTCTGCCGCGTTTGTTACGGTGTCCCAACCGGATACCGCGTCAACGATCTCTGTGATACTCCCGGCCGCCGCTTCGTTCGGTCCATCTTCCGTACAGGTTACCGGGGCGTCAACGGTACCACCGCCGCCGATCGTTGCTTCAGCGTCAATGGCAAAGATCGGCCCATCCGGAACGCGGGCACGCTTCCCAGCCGCGATCACTGTTGACGGTGTGCCGCCAAGCGTTGCGACGGCCGTTGAAAAGGTGCCGTCCTTTCGGATGGCCCCCGAGTATGCGCCGATGTTGTCGAGCGGTGCCCCGGTGGCGTTATCCGGATCCCTTGTGTCGTAAACACTCTGGGCCAGTTCATCGAGTTCGCTGATCTGGGTGGCGACAACGCCGATGATCTGGCCCTCCGGAGTCTCCGGCCCGGTGGGCACGTCTGGGCCGAATTCGCTTGAGGCGTGAATCGCGTCCACCATGTCTTGTCGAGTTTCGGCCAACGTCTTGACCGTTATCCCGGCCGCTGTGATTTCTCGTGTTGCCATTACAAAACCACCTTGAGAACCCCGATGGGATCCAGTTCCATGTTGACAGTGAGTTCCCGAGTCTCTGGATCGTGGATCAACTGCATCGTTTTAACGGCGTCCACACCGTCGATCCCAATCGCAACGGTCCGAAGGTGCGCACTTATCAACCCGAGGTCGGGATCTTTCACTAGGATCCGGCCCTGGTACTTGACACCGAATTCCGTATCAAGCAACCATTCCCCTGCGTGCGCCAAGAAAGTCACCTTGACGATCTGGCGTAGCGCGTCCAGGCCAGTGAGAAAAACCAACCGCCCACCCTCAAGCGCAAGGTCATGGTTACTGTCGAGTTTGAGACACTTGATTGTCATTTCGCCTTGACTTTCGTTGCCGCCACTGAACCAGCGTCCGACGGTAATACAGTCGGGACGCCAGTGTTTCCACCCTGCGGATCCGTGTGAACGTGAGTCTTTGCCCAATCAATGATCGCCTGAAGTTCAGATAAAACCAAATTGGCCAAAGCCACAAATTGATCGGCCGTCGAATCCCCAAGCAATACCGGATCACCGCTGAATACTGGGTACGTTGCATGGACACACCCGGCCGGCAACGGATTGGAAAGAGGGCGGTAGAGCGGCTTGAACACGCACGACCGCAACTGATACCGGCCCTCCGTTGCGGCATCCTGGTTTTTCGTGCCGCTGGCAATCCAGTTTGAAAAGTCAGCCGCGAGCGGTACGAGTTCCCCAACGTCCCCGGGGGCAAGCGGGAAGGTGATCGCAAAGTCACCGGCCCCCGGCCACCGGACACGGATCTTGTGGATAATCGGAGCGTCAACAAAAGTCCCATCCACGGGGAGGCGCACAAGCGGCCGCACATCCGCCGCCTGTGTGGTGTGGTCGTAGGCTGTCACCTCGGCAAACATCGGCCCGTGCTGCCCGGCCTGGGCACCGTCAAAGTGAGCCTGTAACAGATCCAAGATGTCCGGTTCGTTGTCGTCTGTCATACCGGCACCGCCGATCCTCTGGTTTCCCACGTCTGCCCGCGGGAGTCTCCAACGTGCTTTACCCTCGTTACCCGGTGGGCACCTTTAAAGTCCCGCGCCTCAAACTGAACCGGGCCGCCCGGCCAGATTCGAGAATCCAACCGGTGTTTGAATTCAACGCCTTTCTTCTTGCGTACCGGGCTCCCGATCATCCCGGTTGCCGCCGACACAACAACGGCATTTCCCGGCCTCGGAACGCCGGCAAGGAGAATTTGCAACGCCCCGTGTTGGATGCTCCACTCCGCGTCATTGGCCAATAAGTCATCCAACGCCGCCGCCCACCGTCCGATCCACGCCCACCCGGCCGGGTATTGCTTCGGGGGTAGGGTGGCGATGTACCCGGACGGAACACCGGAGGCCGCGATCACATCCGCAAGGATCGTATCGCGGGAAATGTTCGGCGGGTACGACCCGGAAAAATTCGTCTCGGTGTATTTACGCCGGCCGTCCGCGATCTTGAGTACCGTTTTTCTCGTGCCCCCTTCCCATGCGGTTCCGCTTTCCTTTGGCGATACGTCCCCTTGGAAAAGCAGGCTCGGTACGCCTTCCCCTGCCGACAACTGGACCACCTGGTTTTTGGCTTCGCAAAATGCCACATGTTCATCATTCAGGTTGTAGAGGGTAACCGTACCCTTGTTAGGTTTTTTGCTTGGTTTCAACTCCACATCGAATGTGATGTAAAGCGGAGCTTCCCACATAAGCCCGTCACCGCCGGACTGGCCTACACGGACTTGTACTATGCGTTCTGGGATCGTTGTCATGGCACCGCCGCAACCGTGACCGGGTAACTTTCCACCGCCCAATCCATTGCGCCATCCGTTTCAGACCAACACAAAAAACACCGGTGACCCAGTTCCTCGAAGGTGCATTCTTCTTGACTGCCCGAGATATCCAGAAACACAAGTTGACCGTTGATCGTATTTCGGCCAGTGTGTCTCCACAGAATCGGGGCACCGATAAAAAGCCGCTTCCCGTCAACAAGAAGATTGTCGGCTGAGTCGTACAGTGCAAGATACCAAGACGCGCAACGTTCACGCCACGTCAACACCACACGATAGGAGTAATCACCGAGCGCGATCGTGTAGTCGTAGCTGTTCGCCTGCTCCGCTGGTTCTATGGGTGGCAACGTCAGCATCATTCAAACTTGCACATTCCGGCGGCCCTCAACATGGAAGACTTTTTGGGGTCCGCGCAAAGTCGTTTGATCTCAGCGTCTCTTTTTGCGTCGGCCGCTTTGCCGGCTGCGGCCCCGCCATCTTTGCCAGGTGCCTTGCGCTTCGCCTTTTTCTTGTATCGACTCGCTGGGATATTCACCGTCTTGGCTTTCGGTAGTTGCACCTGATGGACAGCGATCTCAATTCGCGGCGCGTTCCCGTCTCCATCGCCCAATGACACAGAAACAGTGTCAATCACGATGTCAACCGGGCTCCAATATTTCGCCACAAGCGCCATCGGCTGCCGCGCATCGGCCAGTTTTTTCAGTGCTGCAACGGCGTCCATCACCCGTTGTTTCCCGGTTGTCTTCTGTGACTCTTCGATGTATGGCGATACAATGATCAAAGGTGTTTCCGTGACGGCACCGGTAACTTTGAATTTCTCTGGTAGTTTACAACCGAAGTCAGAGATCTCCGCGCCATCCTCAATCGGGTATTGCGTCCACTTGAAACCGAGTTCCATGTCTTCGTTGATCTCGGCATCGAAAGCAAAGTCTGGCGCTTCCGGTGTGCTGCCAGTGTTGTATGCCATCAAGTAAATCATGTTGCCGGTTCCGGTCTCAGATCTCGATAACTTTCACGGATCACTTTTTTTAGTGCGCGGCGTGCACCCTTCTCAACCGCGTCTTGCACCTCTGGTGAGTTCATGTTGGTGCTGCCGGCGATGTCAACCTTGACAGCGCCAACCGAAATCCGCGGCCCCCCGATCACTGGCCTCACTCCAGACGGGCCGCCTCTAGTTGTTAACGGTTGTTCGGGCGGCAACAATGGTTTTATTCCGCCCGGAACGGCCTCTCTTGGCCTGTTTGATCTCTCTGCTTCTTTTATCAACCGCTGCGTTTCCTGATCTGGAACAAAGTCACCTTTCCCAAGCCCAACCTTGTTTTTCATCCAAGTGTATTTTTTCACAACCCAGTTGATTTTACGATCAATGCGCCCGATTGTTGCGTCCAGAAATTTCTCGATCTTTGAGAATATCCACTTAAACGGCGCAAGAAGTTCTTGGACCTTTTCAATCAATGCGCCGATCGTCGAGTCCCACGCATCTTTGATGCCGTCGAACATGGCCTTGATGCCGTCTATGATTGCGTTCCACCCATCCACGATGAGATCGAGAACACTAACCATCGCATTGACTGCGATCTTCCACGCTTTAGCGAGCGCCTTGAAAACTTTGACTGCGCCCTTCAGAAAGATGGCCAGCATCTTTAGCAAATCCCCGAACACCGCAATGAGAAACACCAGCAACTTGACAACGTATGGGATCAACGGCTTCACAATATCCCAGAGGCCGACAAGGACAGGGATCAACGCTTTCGCCAAATCCATCAAGGCCGGTTTAAGCGTGGTCCAGACATCGGCGGCCATGGTTTTCATGCTGTCGAACATTGTACCGGCCTGACTGAAATCCTTGGCCAGTGCAATCAATCCGCCGATGGCCACGAGAATCAAACCGATCTTGCCCATGGCCAACGCACTTGCTCCCGCCATGAGACGCAGGGCGGAAACACCCGCCATGACCGCCCGGCCAAGAGACATAAACCCGGTGATCACCTTTGAGCCGACAACGCCGGCAAGCGCGGCCCCGGCGATTCGCGCCCATTTTTTCAACTTGGCAAAAAAGATCTGTGCGTTATTTCCCTCCAGGTACCAATCCTTAAAGCGGGTAATCAGCTCTGTGAGTTTGGGCAGAAGTTGCGCGGCAATTGTGTTTCGGATACCGAGAAAAATCCCCTTGACACGGCGCAGTTCATCGTTGAAAAGTTCAGCGTCTTTTGATGCCTTCGACGATAAAACGATCCCGAGTCTCTTTGCTTCGAGCATCAGCGCCTTGATGCCGCCGGATCCCTCATTGAGCAACGGAATGATCTTGGCGCCTGCCCGTCCGAAAAGTTCCATTGCAAGGGCCGTCTTGCGCGTGCCGTCTGGCATCTTTTTGAAAGCGTCGGCGGCCTCCAGCAAAAGAACATCCTGGTTTTTCAGGTTGCCGTTGGAATCCTTGACCTGGATATTCAATTCTTGGAAAGCAATCTTCTGGGCCTTGAGACCCATTGAGGCGTCACGGGCCCGCTTGCCCAACTGCATCAGGGCTTTGGCCACGTCTTCTTGTGACGCCCCGGAAATGCCGGCCGCATGACCAAGTGCCTGATAGGTTTCAACGTTGATGCCCATTGCCTTGGACATCTTCGCCGCTGCATCCGCTGCGTCCGCATAGCCCGTTGTGAATGCCTTGACCACACGCGAACCAACAAATGCATAGGCCGCGTACCGCAGCATGTTGGCGGTGGATCCAAGTTCCCGCCGAAAGGCCCGCGCCTGTCGTGTCGCCGCGTTCAGGCGGCGCTTGACAGCACCCACCTGTTGATCGATGTGGACAAGCTTTCCCCCCTCGACCGTAAAACCAAACTTGGTAAGTATGGAACGGAGAACGGGCACTATGCGGACTCCATGAGATCCTTGATGCGGAGATCGTAATAGTGATCGTAGAGCTGGACCAAGTCCCAGTCTCGCTCAACAACGGTTGGATCGTGCCCGCCGACGGTGGTGACCCAATGAAACGCGGAGCCGCGAAACCGAGAACCCTCCAACCCTTTGGCCAACGCTTCCATCATCGTGTCTCGCCGTTTCTTGTAGGCCGCCTCCCGTGCTAGCTCTCGGGCTCGATCGTCGTTTCGTCTGTCGGGATCTGTCCTGTCCGGATGAAGCTCCGCAGCTCGTTCCAAAGCCCGCTCAATTCTTCCGTATTCACCGCGAAAAAAGGGCCGTAGTTCACCCCGATCACAACCCAGTACACCGCCTCGAACATCTCTTTGAGATTTCCAGCGTAGACGTTGTCAAAGTCTGCATCGTTGTTGAGGTGATGCCAGACCTCCTTACCTGCGTTGTCTTTGGTGTTACTGTTCCGCCGGCAGTTGGAAAGGATCCGTTGGATAAAGTCCATCCCGCCCTTGGCCAAGATCATCTGTGGAATGTCTCTGAGCGCAACGGGAAGATCTGACAGGTTCGGCCCGTCCTCATTGTCACGGCCATTGAACAGCATCGACACGGCGTTTCCGATCGGACCGCTTACAATCTCCACGATCTCCAAAAGCAGGTTGCCGCTTTTTTTCGTTGGGAAACTGGCGCAAGAGTAGGCGTGATCAACGCCATCCGCGTCTTTCAGGGTGGTTTTGAATTGCCTGGTCGGCATGGTATACCCCTCCTATCCATGGGTGCTAGGCGAGAACGTTCTCACCGTCCTTTGGTTGCGGGCTGCTCAGTTTCAGCGTCCATTCACGGTTACCGGGTTCCGTGCCGGTGCCGAGCGCCGCCGGTTTTTTGATCCACGCTTGCGGCGTGGTCACCATGAGTTCGCCTCGGTTGTCCCGCATCATGAAGTCAAACGAAATCTGCCCGCTCATGCGCTTGGATTTCCGCAGATCCCACATGAACGAGTTGAGCGGCGACCCCTGCATTAGCCGAATCGTGCACGACACAATGTTGTTCGGCCGTTCCGACACCATCACGGATCCGTGGGTTCCCTGAGTCTCAACGGTGTCATCTTCGTCGTACTCGATTTCGATGGCGTCACCGTCGGAAAACTCAGTGATGAGTTGCCCCGCGATCGTCAAGTAGACATCGTCAAGGCTGTAGTTTCTTGTGGCCATTGGTCAGCCTCCTTAGCTGTTCAGAACGGCAACGTTGATCGTGACTTCTTCAATCGCGCCGGCAAGTGTCACGGTTCCGGAAATCGTCGCCTTGCGTGCGGCGATGTCCGCCGGATCAACATCGGCAATCAGCGGCACGTCGATGTCGATGATCTCACCGCTTGGCCGGTATGCGAAATGTCCGATCCCACCGCCGGGGCCCGCCGGTGTTTCTTCTTTCGGCCGCCCGCGGCCGGCAACGTTGATCAATACCTGGGCGATTTGCCATAGTCCGGCCTGTGTGTACGGGATCTTGGTGTGGCGGGCCGATGCGTCCAAAAGCAATTGTGCAATCCCCTCGGACACCCGAGCCTTGAACCAGTCTTTGACGATCAGGGTATCGATCCGGTTACCGTCGGCAAGAATGCCCTGCCCAGTAGCGCCAACGCCCCCGAGCGTTTCGTAAGTATTGCAATACTGATCAACGCAGTTTTCATGCGGCGTGTCGTCCAGGGTGTCAGGCGTGAAACCAACGAGGGTTTCATACGCCCAGATGGTTGATGTGGTGTCCGGGTTCGCGGCGAGTTTCGCGGCAAGCCAGGCAAAGGCGGCGTGCGCCGTGTCGGTTGCGTGGTAAAGCAGGCCCGTCCGTGTGTAGGCGAAACCTTGTAGGTCTTCCGCTACGTTCTCTGCAGTTGCCGCAAGAATCCCGGCGTCTGAACTTTGCCCGAGAAACAACCGATCCAATGATTCCGCTGCGGCGGCGACGGCAAGAATGTCCGCTTCCACTCTTGACGCGCAATCGAAAGCGTAGAAGTCCGGATTTTCGGCAATGATCGCCGCGAGAGCTACGTCCGGCTGATCGTAATCGGCCGCGTTCTTGGTGTCCTTGCCCACCAGAACATGTGGAGGCCGTGGAGTCTGGGCAAAGAATCCGGCAACCGCCGCTTGTGCGGTGGTGCCCAATTCCGTGTCATCGATCGCGGCTTGTGGTGTGTTGTACTGCTTCACCAGATCGGCCGCAAAAGTCACATCAGCCGTGTAGTGAAGCGGAACCCCGAGCACCTTGCGCTGAACTGCTTGCGCTCCGCTCAGAATGTTTACCGTGATGTTTCCGTCCCAAGTCATTTTTTCTCACCTCGTCAAAAGGTTGTCATTCAAAAGTGATCCCGGTGGTGTCCACCGTCTCGATGTAAGGCACCGCCGAAACATCACGATCTACCCAACGTACTCCATACTCCGCTTGTGCGCTGGGATCCCATGCCGTTGATTTCAACTCCGTGGTGTCTAGTATTGGGCCACGTGCAGCAATAACGATGTCAAGCAAGTTGCCATCCGCGTCTTTCGCTGCAAGTAACAGGGCGCGCACGTTTTCATGGCGCACGCTCGGACGTAAGGCCCTGAGAATTGCAACCGCGTTTTCGCCGTAAACGTCAACCTTGAGTGTACCGGTGCGCTTCTCGCTTCGTTCCTGCACCACCAGATCCGGATCGGTAGCGTCCGGCGTTTCCGTTGTTACCTCATATGGAATTCCGCTCATCTGTTCATCTGAAAGCAGACGGATCGCCACGTAGGGCCGTTCGGGTTGTGGTGCTCCCGATCCAGACTTGCGTTGATAGATCACTTCATTGACGGTGGATCCAAGCGCCAACTCGAGCCATTCACGACAAGCGGCCAGGACAGGATCGATCATTCGTCATCCTCTTCCTGGCCGACTTCGATCATCGCATAAGCCCTGTGTGAAGCGGTGCCGCCGAAGTGGCTCCAATCGCCAAGACTTTGCAACTCATGATCCCGCCCGTTCCACCGGACGCGATCCGGGGCCGCCGGTTTTTCGCAATCCGTCAGGTTCAGTTCCGTTTGTTCGGCGTAGCAGTAGAGAACATAGGCCGCTTTTACCCGCGCCAGTTCCGGCAGGTGTTCCACATCCCGCGTTCCGGCCGGCTGCACGTTGCCCATGATCTCAAATTCATATGGATCGCCCGGGACGAAAACACCATCCACCCAATCGCCAGGGGTCTGCCTGGTGATTGTTATGGTCTGCCGTCCAATCACGCGAACCTCCCGCCGACCCGCTTTTGTGCAAGTGCCTTTGTTCTCAGGAATTGACGGTATGCCTTACGCTCGGCCGCGTGTTGTTTCGTGCTCTTGACACGGTATTTGATCGAGTCACGGAACAGGTAACTTTTGAAAAGTCCCTGACTCATGACTTCTTTCTTCATCGCCACCATGGCGATCTCGCCTTTTTCCGCGGCGAGTTCCATTGGGTTCCGGCCTGAGATAAGTTCGGCCTGCATCCGGCGATCGGAAAAATCGAGCTTGCTCATGTTTTGATCAATCGCCTTTGTGTGCCATCCGCCGGCCGCCTGGTGGATTCCGGCGACTTTTGCAACTGATGTGCCGGTGGCTTGCTTTCCCTTCGGTAGATATTTTTCCTTTGCGGACAAGACACCCACCTCCACCATCACACCGTCAGCGGCCAAGATGGCGTCAATCGCCTTTTTGTACTTGCGGTTATTGTCCACCACGTCGGCCATTATCCACCCAAGAGATTCGCCTTGAACGGCTGCCAGTAGTCACGGGCAGTAAGAAGAGCCATCTGCATTGAAGACTTGGGGCTTGCAACTGACTTGAGATCGAAGGTGTGTTCAACCGCTCCGACCTTTTCTTTTTGAAGTCCCTCGATCCTGTTTTTCAACTGCCTCATTGCTTTGACGTAAGCAAACACACCGCTTTTCACACGACTCGGCACGGAGTCATATTTCACCGTTTCCAAAATCCCGCTTGTGCCATCGCCGGCCACGTATGTTACGGAATACCCAAACGGCACATCCGGATCCGTGGACTTGATCCGCACCACTGATCCGGCACCTTTCACCATGACCGCCTCGCCCGCCAGTGCAGTTTTCAACGCCTCGCGCAACGCATAGGCCGCCACGGCTTCGGCGGTGTCCCCGGTTGCTGTGTAGACGGCCGTCTGCGAATCGCTTTCATCCGGCGTAATGACGAACGTAAACACGTCGCCGCTTTTGATCCCTGACTTGAGCCGCCACCTGCCGTCAATCGGGATGAACTCCCGGCCGATGTACTGATCCGCAGCACTCACCGCATCCTCAAGCCAACCCTCAATGAAATCGGATTCAGCACCACTATCGATCTCAAGGTAGCTTTCAAGTTCCGCCTGGTGGGTGTCCCAGGTTATTGCTTCGGCGACGGTGGTCATCAGTTAAGTTTCGACTTCTCAGGCTTTGACTTCGTTTTCGGTTTGTCGGCCGCCGGTGCAACAATGCCCAGGTTCATCAGCCGATAGGCTTCAGCCGGTTTCAAAACATCCGTGTCATCCTTGTCCTTGCCGCGGTGCGGTCGCAGGTATTTCACCTTCTCGCGGCGCGGCTTTTCTCGTTTCGGTTTAGGCATCGGTTTTCTTCCTTGCCTCATCGTACAGGGCGATCAGGGTTTCCTTGTTTGCAGCGAAGGGAACATCAACACCGAGCGCCCTCAGTTTCGCCTTGATCTCTTTTTTCGTCGGCGGAACAACGGAAACGGCGGACGCCACCGGTTCCGGCTTGACTTCAGCCGGTTTCGGTTTCGCGGCGGCCTTCCGTTTCTTCGGCAGTTCCCTCGCCAACCCACGCCGAACGAGGAGATCCGCATAGTGGGCCGGGATCACCTTTGTGATATATCCACTCGGCCCGACTTTGGGAACGTCCTTGATCAGCTCAACTTTTCTGCGAATACTGATTTGACACCCCCAATCCTAGCTTGGCGCTGCGTCGAGATCCACAAGGCAGTAATTGCGAGTGGACAGGATGCAGTTCTGCGCCATCTCTTCGTAACGCGCCCGGCGGATGTTCAGTTCAAAATCATCGTTGATCATGCCAAGTTCAAAACTAGTCATGCGCGGATTGATGTACAGTTCGTGTGCGTTAGCGAAGTCCGCGCAGAGCACCTGGCTTGTGGTTCCGGCGGTGTAACGGCAACTCGGATCGAGTTCCACCGGGAAAGCGCCGAGGCGCCTCTGGCCGGGGCCGTTGTCCACAACCGCGACGGGGCCGAACGTCTTGCTGATGTAATGCCCATCGGTTCCCTTCAACAGAAGGATGTTGATCCACTCTTGCTTGTTCATGCAGATTCCGATCGGGCCGTCACTCACGATCAAGGTGTAGATCGCTTTCAGGATGGCATCGATCTTATTGTCGCCAACCACGCCATCGGTGGACCAAGTGAACGTCTGCAAACCAACTTCGTTCAAGAACCCGGCCAACGTTCCGGCGGCACTGTCATCGCCGTGCAAGCAATGGAAGGAGTAGGACCGCTTGACCGCGCTCATGAGCTTGCTCTGCATCCACTGCAAGAGCATCGGGGTTAGCTTCATCCGCTGGACGGTCACCTTGAGCATTGTGGCCAGCGTCTTCAGAGTTTCCTCGGTGACGGACACATCCATGTAACCGTATGGCTTGAGCGCCTCTTCTGCGGTTGCACCCACGGCCTCGGCGGTGACCTTGGTTCCGACCGCAGCGTCAAACGTGATCGCGCTGGTTGCGAAAGTCAGCACGCCGGTAGCGTCATCTTTGCTGACGAGCGGCAACGTAGGAGTGGATGCCGCAAGGTGAAACCGAACCAACATCCCGGCCTCAAAGCCTTCCGAGTTGTACAGGGTGCAGGTGGTTTTCGGCGTCGGGTCTCCGTCAATTTCCACTTCCAGGGTGTTCATGACGGCGGCGCGGCCGGACGCTTCGGACTCTTTCATGATCTCGACTTTTTCCGCGTCGGTGGTCATCTTGTTCATGAGTTCCCAGAGACCGTACCGCTCAACCTGATACTCAACGATCCCGGGCCGGTAGTACGGAACGAGCATCCCGCCGACTTCGGTTGATCCGATAGTGGTTGGTGTTGAGGCGCGTTGTTCCAGTTCTTCGAGCAGAATTGACGGAAGGTTTTCAACCTTGCCGATGGAGCCGCGACTCAGCTCGTTTTTGTACACATCCGAGTTGGTCAGTGCGTCGAAGATCGCAGGGGTCGCCCGGCTGGTGATGATGGCCGGTGCCTGGTTCTGTTTGATCTGCTGTTCCATGCCGATCAGTTTCTCCTTGAGTTCGGTGACCTGCCCGGTGGTCGCCTCTCTGTACTTGTCCACCGCCGAGCGTACACCGTCGAATTCCGTCTTGAGCGGCGTCAAGTCCACCGCCGGGGCGGGGGTGGGTTCCGGGGGCGTAGTATCCGGTGTGGTGGTTTCGGCCTGTTTGTCGGCCGGTGGTTCCGGCGGGGCGCTACGTGAAGCGGTGATCGCCTCATCCAGTTTCTCGCCGAGCTTGTCAAATCCAGTCTGAATCATCGCGGCCGGATCCGGTGTTTGCGGCGCGGGGCCGCGATTCTCGATTGCCATTTTCATCTCTCCTTGGTAAAACGTTGAAGTCCTTGAGCAAAAAGCCCTATTACATCGGGGTCGCGTTGGCCCCGCGCTGGTTCGGGCGATACGGCAAGGGCGGGCGCGTCGATCAATTCAACCGACGTTTGCCAGTTGCCGGGGTAGGGCAGTACGGAAATCTCCACAAGATCGAGGGACCGGAAATGGACCTGATCGTTGTCGTCCAAATACATCGCGTCCGGGCCTTGTGGCCTGCGGAAAGTCACCGACGAATACCGAACGGCTCCGCCGGCCATGGCCTTGATCAGATCGAAACCCGGGGCCGTACTGAAAAGATTGGCCTCATAATACAGGCCGCGCTTGTCTTCATGAAGTTCGGTTGTAACGCCAACGGGGATCGCGTGTTGAAGTGGATCGATCCCGTTGTGGAACCAATGGAGCGGGACTTGACGTCCGGGGATTTCCGCAAGCCACCGGCCGAAAACTCCCTGATCAAAAATTGTTTCGTGATCATCGAGCACATCGTAAACGGAGGCATACCCCCGGATCCGCGCCCCAATCACAGCATTTTTGAGGGCTTCGGCATCTATCATCCCAGCACCGCCGGTTTGGGTTTCTCTTCATCCGCCGCCGGTTCCTCGATGGGCGTTTCCTTTGGTGTCGTTTCTTCCCGCCCGGCCTTTTCAATGTCTCGGTTCGGCTTGTCGAGTTGCGGATCGTATTCCATTCCCAGACCCACCCGGGCCGCTGCAACGTTTGTGTTGTAGCCAAGATCTGTCAGAGCTTTTGCGGCCCCGATTCGATCCAGCAACACAAGCAACCCAATGTCGCTGCCAGTGATGTCGTACCAGAGCCGCATCTTGGGCCAGCGTTTCCGGATGATCTGCGTGTTGATGGCGTTGTAAATGGAACCTGCCAGCGGGAAGAGACAGTTCATCCACCAGATTTTTGTGGCCGTGCTGAAGTTCTGAAGGGTTGCGTTGTCGTACTGCCCAATAATGGGGGGTGGCGTCTTGAGCGCGGCGAGGTTTCCGGACTGTGCGTAACTCCGGATCTTCGTGAGTTCGTCTGCGTAACCCTGCTGTGGAATAGTTCCAAACTCAGTCCGGCTGCTCATCACAAGCGGCGTGCCGTCCTGTGTACTGGCTGTGTAATTCGCTTTGAGACGAGCAAGTAACCGGGCGTTTTTTTCTTCATCCGGCCCGAAAAAACTGTCTTCCTTGATAAGCAACCCCTGCCCGATCCGGTTCTTGAGATTGTAGACTTGGCGCTCGTGCGCCGTCTTGTCCATCTGGATATCCCGCCAAGCTGCGGAAAGCGGCACGTGGCCCTTCCAAAAACTCGACGGGTGAGCGTTTTGGATGTTGCAGATTTCGTCCGGTGTCCATTCCTGCCCGCTGATTTGGTGGCGGTAGAGGATCGGGAAACCGTGTTTATCCGTCTTCGCCTCGATGGCCGACGGATCCAGAATAAGCTGAACAGCCAACCGATTGCCACTATCCAACCATATGGGAATCAGGTAGGCGTTCCCGGCCAGTGGAACCTGGAGACAGATCACCTCTATCAACTGTTGCCAGCTCCACCGGGGGGCGTTGCTGTAATCGTTTCCGAGGGGCTGGGCAAGGAAGGTATTCAACGGGTGGTTGCCGCTGTCCTCAACCCACTTGTCCGCGCCCTTCTTGCCGGGCTTCTGAACGATCCCCGGCAGGCTCGCGATTGCTTCTGCGTTTCCCGTGATGCAGGAGTACGCCCAGACGCTCGCCTCAAGGTTGTCAACAAGTTGTGAATTGGAGAACTGGGCAAGCCGCATAAACCCGTCGGCCCGGGGGGCCGGCATCGACTCAAACGAAGTCAGCCCACCGCGCGACTCATCGACCTGCTTCAACGCTCGGTTGAGTTCTCGGTGCGCCTGGCGCTTGGCACGCCAGTTGCGAAACCATCCCATACCCCATGTGTTTCACAACTTAAACGTAGGTGTCAACAAAAAAGTGTCGCAAAATGCGATAGTATCTGCAATCCATAACGATTTTATATACTTAAATCGTCGCTTTTTGCTACAGTTTTTGGCTGTTTTTGTTGTTGTTTCAGGGCTGAAACGTCTGCTTTCGGCCGACTGAACCGAGAGAAACCACGTTGAATTCGGTGAATTCGTGGATTTTTAGCAGGGCCTGGGTGGTCGCATCCACCTGATCGTCATGTCGCCACTTGGGGAAGAACAACAATTCGGGCAGGTATTCGTCCTGGACCCATTTGAAATGGTCCGGGTGTGGGATGTAGACTTGACCGGCGGCGTAGAACGGCTGCACTGAGTTGGCACGGCTCATCTTGCTTTCACCCTGCGGGTTGTATCCAACCAACCCTGGAACGATTTCATCCAGGCGTTCGATCACCTTGGGGCCGTTGGCCTTCAGTTCCACCACGGTAAACCGTGGCGTTTGTTTAAACTGAACCCTTGCAAAGCGCAGCATCTCCAACACGGCGGCGCACGTACCATTGAGGTCCATCCGTTGTCGAATCTGCGCTAACAGATAGCGAAGCGCCCCCTTGACGCCCCACAACTGATCCACCACATAGTCCGTCTCGTGCGATTCTTTAAAAGCGCAATCCAAGCTTGTGCACAGAAAGTCAAACTCCGGCAACTCTCCTGGGATCCACCGGTTCATCAACGTGAGTTTGAAAATGGTCCCACCCGGCGGGGCAGGGCGTTGCTGAAACTGACCTTCATAACCGACCTCCCCAAGTTCTTCTTTGAGTTCAGCGATCCGCACGGCATCAACGCGGGCCTCACACATCAACTCACCGGGCACGGTCCGCGGGTCTCGGTAACCCGTCTCATTCTCATGCGTCTCGCCATCCCATTCGTTTGGGATGTTCAGATGCACCCATCCGGTTTTGGTTCGGAGGATATGGCCAGAGTAATCGAAGTCATGCAACCGCTGCATGATCACGATGCGCGGATCGTCCTTGTGGTTCGCCCGGGACGGAAGAACGTTGTCCAAAAACAGGATGTCGTTTTGCATCCGCACGGAAGACTTCAAAGCGTTTTGCGCATCATGCGGATCGTCGATAATTTGGATGTCTGACTCGCCACCGGTAATAGCTGTCCCGGTGGTCATGCTGATCCGATGCCCACCGGCCGTGTTCACATAGTAGGTCTTGGCATCCTGAGCCTTGGAAAAACCCCACTCAGGCTGAAACGTGTCCTGGTACCATTCGGATTGCACAAGCTCCCGCATCCGGACGGCGTCCCGGATCATGGTTTTCTCAATGGCCGACACACAGATGAACTTGGTTTGCGGTGCCGTGGTCCACTTCCAGGCAGGGAAGCACACAGATGTCAGGTAGGACTTGAGGCTTTTCGGTTGGATGTTGATTAGGAGCTTGCGGACTTCGCCCCGGTCCACCGCCTCAAGGTGATCGCAGATGGCGTGCAGGTGCCAGTTGTCTTCGATTTCCTCGCCCGGGTGGTGGACATGCCAAGCCTGGACGGCAAACTCCCAGAGAGAACGCCGGGCAAGTGTAGCGTTCAGGCAGACGGTCAACCGGTCGGGGGGGAGATAGCGGGCTTCGCCAAGTGCTTCAAGGCCGGGCATCACTCCACATTTTACGGGCGGTCTCGAGGTCCACACCGGCCGCCTTCGAGAGCTTCATGATAGCCCATTCCTTGATCATCGGGCTTTCCCGCATCCGTTGGGCGGCTTGTCGGAGTTCGGCCATGATTTGTTGTTCAACATACAAATGTTGTCTAGCTCGCCACCAACACCACACCGCATACGGCAAACCCACCGCCCACATCTTCAGAGTGTCAATCATCTCATCCTCAAAGCCACAACGACAATCGAAGTCCCGGGTTCGTCATACACGGTCACAACCCGGCCGCGATCCTCATCCACACCGGTAACACCGTGACGCACACTGTAGTCCGAAACCGCAATCCATGTGTCACCGTCCTGGCGATACACCGAAAGCAACGGCGCCACCGCCGGATCCGGGCTGGCCTCAACCGGCATGGTCAGCACTGCTGAGCCGTCTTCCCCAATCACCCCATGAACTGACACCGTACCGCAGCAAGACCTTTCCTCCGCTGCGTCTGCGCTGCCTACTCCAGTGTCAAGGCAGGTTACCAAAGCCCCGGCCACCAGGCCGAGCACTGCACAAAAAACGATCGGTTTCATTGTCCATCCCCTCCTGTCAATTCCAGCCACAGTTCCCCGAGGGCCTGGCCGTTCATTCTTGAAACTGTCCGGTCAATTGCCCAAAAGACAGCCTCCATGAATTTCATCAGATCGCCCTCGACCATAACTTCATGATTCGGAAACGGCCTTTCGGCCTCCACCACCATCCCCAGGATCACCCCCACCGTGGCCCAGTCGGTGAGATCGGGGTAGGCGTCCCTTGGGATATCCTCGTTTGCCGTGCCATCAAGCCGCTTCATAGTATCTGCAAGGCACGAGTGCATGAGCGTATGATCGCCACGATATGTAACAGGAATAACACCGGCCATCCCCTCCAACCACTTCCACTCCGGGTGTGCCCTCATCCGCTTCGCCGTGTCTTGCCAGGTATTCATTTGCCATCCCCTCCTGTCAGTTCCAGCCACAGTTCCCCGAGGGCCTGGCCGGGGAGACCTACTAATAACGTCTGAACATGTTCGCAACGGGCATCCCACGCCCGTTCCCCGCCGTGGTAATCTGGGTTTCCCCACTGGGTTAACTCAACCCTCGACTTAAACGGCCGTTTCTTTTGCGCCAACTCCACCACCATCCCCAGGATCACCCCCACCGTGGGCCAGTCGGTGAGAACAGGGATCGGTTTGTAGCTGAGAGTTTGTCTCTGCACCTCATGTGAAAACTCCCCAAAACGTTGCTGCGGGTAAACTTGGCCATCAAGACACGTGGCCATCAGCATCCCCTCCAACCACTTCCACTCCGGCCGTGCCGCCATCCGCTTCGCTGTGTCTTGCCATGTATTCATTTGCCATCCCCTCCTGTCAGCACATCCCGGATCGCCACAAGCGTATCCGTGTCCAGCGTCTCCAGTTTGTGACGGGCAAGCAACTCGATGTTCTCCCCGTCCCGGCCGGTGAGTTCCACCCGCTTCGCCGGGCCCAGCCCGATCCGATCCAGGATCCCGAATATGATTTCCTTGAGCGTGCCGGGCTTAACGATCGGGATTTCGCCAATCACCTGGCCCTGCTTGTTCAGTTGTGCAACGGTCGCAGCGTCCGCCGGAACCTGCCCGCGAAGCAACCCAAACAGAATGGCCAAAGCGGCCGACGCCTCGTCAAACAACTCTTGGCGCAACCGTTCCTTGTGTTCCTCGCGGCGCTCCATATCCTTGGCCAGTTGTTCCGCGTCGAAGGCCGCCACCCGCTCAACCCAGCCGTACTTTGCCGACCACGTTTCCAACTTCCGAACGTTCCCCCGATGGTGGGCGTCGGCCACGATTGCGAGGGAACGCTTCGGCCCCAACTTCAGATATTGCCCGAACGCCTCAAAGGCTTTCGGCGTTTCGCCTTTTTGTCTACTCCAGGGCTTACCCATGGTTCAGATTCTTCCTTGAAAACAGCCGTTGTTTTGCCGACACAATGCCGATTGACACCAATAGCAAATTTGCCCCAAAATCTGTGCCAAAATCTCCGAGT